TTTTCTTTCAGCCATTTCTTTTGCTTTATCTTTAGGTACACCACCTCGTATTGCTTCTTCATAACTCATCATTTTTCTTCTATATGCTTCACGATATAAAACTTTTCTTTTTGATATCACTTTGAAAAACTCATCTTCTGAAGCTAAAAATCTTCCTGGTAATCTTGTAGCAACTCCAAGCATATTTACTGCCATAGGTAAATAATCGCCTTGGTTACCCATTTGTAAAATATGTGCTAAATTATCTGTGCTACCTATAGAAGTTTTTCTTTTTAAATCTATTTTTGTTGCAAAGTCTCCTGGCTGTCCAGTCGCAAACAAAGTAGTACCCATAGATTTTACAGCATCAAACAATGCCATCCTTGCTCCATAAGCTTCTGCTGACATTTCACCCAGGTAAACTCTATCGCCTACCTGGCCAGTTCTACCACCGATTGTTCTAGCACTGCCTATCAAACCAGCTATGCCACTTTCAATTGTTGATGAAACCTGGAACATTGCATTACCAGCCATATTAACAATGTGTGTTACTGGTGAACTTAAAAGAGCATTTATGTAAATCTCCATAGCAATATCATAACCTTTTAGCCAAGGACTTCTTTTAGCATATTCTGCCTTACCAGTTTTAGGTAAACTTAAAAATGCTTGTGCATGATAATCTATAAGACCTTCATCTAAATCTTTCACAACCTCATTCAATCTTGCCCCATACTCGCCTACATTTATGTTTGCTAGTTTTTGTATATTAGAAGCAACAGCACCACCTCTCATCATTTCCGAAAGGTTTCCTGAAACTTGAGGTACTAAATTTGATTGTATAGTTGATATGATACTTAGCTCTCTAAATATCTGTTGTTTTTCTCCCAGGTCATCTGTCTTAGTTATAGCCAAAGCTTTATCTTGTATTTCTTGCCCAAGCTTGAGCATCATTATTAAACCACCAACTAGATCATCAGAAGGTAATATTTCACCAGGTTTTCTATTTAAAAATTTATAAACAATTTCTCTATAGCCAGTTTCTTGTGCCATAGCTATGAGCATTTCCATAGTTTGTGTTGGTCTTCTAAGGTAAGCAAACAATTCTTTGTTTTGCTCTTTTATGTTTGCAAACATAGATGTTAGATCAACAGTTTGCTCTCCACCTTGTTCTTTAAAAATTAAAGCTATTCTTTCTAAGTTCAGACCAGGGCCTTTGTATCCAGTATCTTTGATTGCTTTATTAAGAGCATCAACACCAGTTTCATCCATACCTTTGATAATAAGATCACCACGATCACCCTCAGTAATATCACTTTCAGGCAAACCTTGACTATGTATTCTTTGCTGATCTTTATCTAGTTTTTTTAATAACTGAAATGTCTTGCCTAGAATATCAACCATCGCCAGTTCCTAACTCTTTCAAAGCTTGTGTTTGTATTTTCTGTGCATCATCATACTCTGTAAATAATGGCAGATCATCAATCTTATCACCACCAAAATAATTTTTGTCATACACAAATAAAACTAAATCAGGTTCACCATTGTTAAATGCCTTAAATGTGTTTTTGTTCCATCCTTCAGGTGCAAAAGCATCATTCCATTTTACTCTTGCTACTGGCTTCATTCCTACAGTTTCATATACTTTAGGTAGATATGTATTAAATGCATCTAACTTCTTACCACCTTGGTCTATAGCTAATTGTAACATAGCATATCCTGATCCAGTCGGTGCATCAATTGGATTAAAAACAGCTATGATTTCACCATCAGGTTTTATTGCAAACCCACCACCAAATTCAGTTCTGTATAATTTACTATCAAGTAAGTCTTCAGGTTTTTGTAATGTAACTTGTAAACCCATTTTGTGTTTAGACATAGCTTCAGCCATATCTTCACTATATTTTTTTGCAGATTTTTTAGGATCAACTTGAGTAATTTTTGGTACAGTAAGCTTGGCATCTGCATACTTAGATACTGTATCAGGATTAGGATTGAATGTTAGTAACCCATCTCCCTCATTTGCTCCAGGACTTCCTTTTCCGTAAGGGCTGGATTGTCCTTGATTATTTCCTGGGCTATTGATTGCCTGAAGTCGGTTGTCTTTAACGACTGACTTTCCATCGCTTCGTCTGCCTGAAATGGTGTCTGCACTTTGCTCAGACCCATCAAGGCCTGTCTTAAAGTTTGGTTCTGCATTTTGTAATCGTCTTGCTGTGTCATCGAGTTTTTGTCTGTCAATTCCTTCTCGCTCATACCAAGGTATCTCCTTCTCTTCTGTTACCTTAAAGCCTTTCGGAACTATACCATTTTTTGGATCTTTAATAAAGGCTTCAAATTCTTTTTGTCTTTTTGGTGTCATAAATACAGTTGACCCATCAGATAATGGATACTCAAATACTGTTCCATCAACAGTTTTTATATATCTAGCACCTGATGCATATGTTCCTGGTTTACCTTCTGTAACTGAAAGACCTACAGTTTTTTGATCTGCTATTCCTTTTAAGGTTGAATGCGAAACTACTTGCTCACCTTCAATAACCCAGTTCTCCCAATGCCACCTTCCCAGACTAGCATCTTGTGGCCTTCCAAGTATTTCATATGTTTTTTGTATATTTTTTCTAATTCCATCTTCTAATGCTTCTGTAAGAAGTATACCTCTAGGACCTCTAAAAATATTTACTAATCCTTCTTTTATAGTCGTACCTTCTTTTCTAATACCATCGTAAATGTTTTGCCCTTTAAATGTGCCATCATCCCAAAGATGTCTTCCTTGTATTCTGTCCATAACTAATACATCATCTCGACCAGCTACAAGAAGTATAAAACTTACGACTTTGTTATCTATACCAGCACCTTCAGTAAGATTTAAAAATTCTCTTCTAATCTGTTTTGCAGATACATTAGGATCTTTTATCATGTCATGTAGTGTTTGTAAGACTGTCTTATCTGTTCCCTCAACCTTTTTACCTAATTCAAATAATAATTGGCCAGTAGCATTTACATTTTGTGTTACTTGTTTTCCAGGAGATCCTTCAGGTAATAATTTACTAACTGTTTTTTCCCATGTTGTTTGGTCTTGTTTTGTAAATGTGCCATTGATTGCTTTGTCAATTAAAGGTCTTGCACCATCTATGATATCAATAAAAGCACTCTCTTGTTGCACTGGGCCAGCCCCTCTTGATAACATCCCCCATATAAATAAATCTGCTGTAATTTTAGGGCTGACATTTTCTGCTTTGTAGATAGTCCTAATTTTGTCTACATATCCAAACCCTTCATCAACACCAGCTTTCATACCAGGTGTAAGCTGTTTTAGTTTGTCAGCCATCTTATTTGCATCACCAGCATACTCAATAGCTTTTAGTGGTGGTACTGGCAAAAATTCACCACCCATTGTTTCATTCTCTAATTTTAACCAACTTTGAGTACTACTTAATGCATTAGGATTATTTTCTAAAGCTGTGTCTATGTTTTTAAAATTTGCTTCTTTATTAGATTTTATAAATGTTTGTGTTACTGGTGATATTATATTTTTTTCATTTTGATTTTTGACAAGCATTTGTGATGGCAATTTATTTGCCCTTGTTCCTTCAGGAGCAAACTCTATTTTAGGTGCAAGCTTTGCTAAACCTTTATCTATAGTTTTGTCTATTTCACCACCACCCATAGCTGATAATGTTACACCACCAGTATCTTGATCTAATCTTTGTTGTGCTTTTTCACCTATGTTCTGAAACTTGCTTTTTATACCAGTCTTGAGACTAGTAAGCATTGGACTGTTCTTGCCGTACTTTATCAAAGCACCAAGGCCCTCAGAAATACTTTCACCTATAACACCACCTTCAAACATCAACAAAGGTGTTCTCTGTAATTTTTGTAATAAGTAAGGTAAATCTTCGTCAGCTTCTAATGTTTCAAGTAATGCCTTAGTCGCTTCATTATCCTGAGCTAAAAAACTTACTGCTGATTCAATTAGGCCTTTATCTTTTGCTGGTATGACAAGAGCTTCTGTTGCACCATATCCTAAAACATTCGTAAGAAACCTACTTCCAACATTTGCACCTTGTAATGCTTTTGTTGCCATTGCACCTGGTGCTACAATTTGTGTGCCTACTTCACCTATCATAGCTCCAACTTCTTGTGCTGTTCCTTCAGGCTTGATTGCTTTGCTTACAGATTCATTTATAGCTTTTAAACCTGGTATGTTTTCATTCATCCAGGGAACTGCAACTGTTGAGTACCATTGACCAGTCAAAGTGTCAGCAATCTCCATACCAGCCTTTGATGCTCCACTCGGCATTCCTTTTGCTACACCAGTAAATAAATCACCAGTACCCTCTACAATATCACCAGCTACATTTACGACATCATCAAAGAATGTTGTCGGATAACCTATTGTAGATTTTGTTCCATCCCAGGATTGCTCAAACTCCTGGTTACCTGATCTAATATTATTAGATTTTTCTATTTCAGAATATAAATCTATCTCTGACATTACGGCAACCTCGTACTAGATAGTATGTTGTCCATAGCTGATATACCAGCATTTCTCATTGATTCGTTTCTATATGTGCCTACTCTTTGTTTTTTATTTTCGTTATCATTTAAGAACGTAAGGAACTGTTTTAGTCTTTCAAAGTTAGCTCTTGTGTAAACATTAGGCTGTATACCTTTGTTTGGATAATCTTCAACAAACATATCAATAGCACTCTTTGCAGAGTTAAGTTTACCATTATAAACTTCTATTTGAATTGCATCTTTTTCATTTGCCATAATCGCCCTTGCTATTGCAACACCATCAAAGTTTTTTTGATCTCTTTGTGCTTTTAAATATTCTTCTTGCACTCTTCCTTGTATTCTTCTGTACACTTGTTGTTTTTCAAACATAGGATCTTTTTCGCCTACAATATCTTGTTCAGGATTAAAACCTAACTCACCAGCTACTATAATCATTGCATCTTTAAATTCTGCATCTTCTTTTTGTGATATTTCATCAGCAACTTTTTTGTAGTCATCAACAGTAAGACTTTCAGAATTTTCTTTAAGATCATTAAAACTAGCCTGACCATTTGCAATTTTTTTCTTAAGATCACCTAGAACACGAGCATCACTAACAGTCCTAAAACCACCAGCATTATCAAACTTAATTTTAAATTCAGCATATGATTTTGGATCAAGAGTTTCTAATTTCATTAGTTCTGACTGGTAATCACTGCCCCCTTCAGCTAATTTTTTTGTAAGTGATACAGTTAGTGTTGCTATCTGTCCTTCTGCATCTTTATCTTTTTTATCTTGTAATGTATTTGCAAAACTAATTTTTGATGTTTTCTCAGTTCTTAAAGCTTTTGCAACTGCTAATTTTTCTTCCTGGGTCATGCCACTTAAAATAGCATCAATTTTTACATCACCAGTTTTTTGGAATGCACCTATCTTATTTGCTAAGTTTGCAGAATTTTTGGTTGCAATAGCTATCTCAATAACTTTATTTGTTCTTGCTTCAAGCCACTTAGCATCCCAATCATTCATAGCTGATTCTATCATAGTCTTAGTATATTTATTGACTGTTGCTTTTTGGATGTAGTTTCTTTTTTTACTTAGACCAAGACCAGGATTATTGAGTAGATTTTTTTTATCGCCATAGATCTTATTAGTAAGAGTTTTTTCATCACCCTCAAAATTTAAAGATGCATCTAATTCTAATGGTAAATTTTTAAGTTCTAAATTTAATGCTATAGCACCTCTTGTTTGTAACTTGTCTATAGTCTTAGCTGTAAATGTTTTTGAATAAGAACTATAATAACCAGCAGAAGAAGTGCCAAGTTCTGCATATAATTTTCTTCCTAATACTGGAGATGCATTGTTTGCAATCTTTATATATTCATTTGATATCGCCTTTAGATCATTACTAAAATCTTCAAGTGAAGTATCTCTCAAAGTAGCTGAGGTAAGTAAATCAGACATTTGTGTTTTAGCAGTAAGAGCAAGTTCAGTTCCCAAACTTTCTAATGCAACCTTTTTTGCTGATCTACCAAAAACTGTATTATCATCAAACTGCTCGGTTACACCAATACCACTAACTGCACTTTCTTTTATTTGCTGTATAGTTATAGGATTTTCTGCACCATACTCAGCACCTTCAATCTCAGCTTGTTGAACTGCCCTCTTCATAAAGAAGTCACCCATCTTGTTGAGTTCTCTTGTGAGTATACTAGTTGTTTGTGATGCTTCCCTTGCACCAATACCTGAAGGTCCACGAATATTTGATAACCCTAGTCTTGATGTAAGTGATGGATATCTAGTTCTAGCCATTAACCAATCCCAGTTGTTTGTGGTGTAAATCCAACATTAGGCTGTACTGGTGTTGGACCACCTACACCTGATAAAGTTGTAAATCCTTGTGCAATAGAACCCATAGCAGTTATGTATCCTTGCTTTAGTGCTTGTTTACCAGCAAAACGTAAATCTTGAGCCTGAGCATTTGCAGAGCTAAGAGCCAAACTTGCATTATCTCTTGCTGTAAAAAAATCTGCTGTTCCAGGTTTGATGACATTGAATGTTGCAATATCAACTGGTGTACCAATATTTGGCTCTAGACCACCAGCACTTGCTGATGCATTTACAGAAGCTAAACCTCTTCTTGTATTCTCCAAAGCTTTGATGCCTTGCTCTTTAGCCTTCACTGCTTCTATACGGCCTTCTAGCTCTTTATATCGAGCCTGAGAGTAATATGCCTTTTTTGCATCTTGTCCTTGTTTTATAGCCATCACAGCAGTGACTGCTGATATTCCAGTAGAAACTAATGTTGCTGTTGATGCTGATGCTATTAGAGGAACTAAAAATGCCATTCTATTGTCCAGTGCTAAGTTTGTACTCTATTCCTAATACAGTTGCAAATAGAGGTTGAGTTTGTGTAAATGTGATTTGTGCTGTATCACTATATCCAAGTAATGGTGCTACTCTTTTTCTGCCAGTAAATGTTGTTGGAACTGAACCCATTGTATAGGGTAATGATTCTAATGGTATTTCAAATCCATTTATTGAAATGTTTTGTGTTCTATCTAAAATAGGTGAAGCTTCTAATATTCTTCTTTTTCTAGAGGTAACAACACCTGATGGTAGTTTTGGTTCTGCTGGTAATGTCTTAACTTCTACAGTGTAAGCAAGGCCAACTTCCACAAATGATGTTGGTGCTTTGTCTATTGTTATAGCTCCACTTGATACAGTCTTGTCAGTTAAAACAAAGTTATCTCTTACTACATCTACAGTTTTACCTTCCAGGTGAGATAGGTTGGAGCAAGTTGTATTACCTGGTAAAGATTGATCAGGACTAGTTGCCCCTGAAAAGTATTGTATGTTTGCATCTGTTGTTCTTTGATCATCAAACATCTCAACGTATCTTTTTGTAGCACTGTTGATTGTTCTTTCTGTTACAACATAAATATCAGTTATATCAACGGCTACATCAAGAAATTTCCCATCAGTCACAAACTCTGAAGGAGCAACAACATTCTGTGATCTTAGAATTGAGAATGCACCCATAGTGCCATCAGTATCATTTGTAATTAGCAATAGGTCTCCATCATCAGTAGACGTTGCAACTCTTAGGGCCATTGACCTGGGTGATTTCAATAAATGTGATGATAGTAATGAAATATTATTTGCCTGGTAGTTTAGATCAACATCACTAAATAAAAACTCTCTTAGGGCCTTTCCTTCTCTTTGAATAAATAACGTACCACCCTCAGCCGACACTGGCTTGATGCCTTCTTTTGATCCTCTTCTTGTTGCATTCTTAACAACCAGGTTAGATGGTGTAATAGGATCTAGATCAGCCTGGGGAACAAAGAACTCTGCATCAGTTGTAAATATCTGTAGGTCTCTACCTGATCTCATAGCTGTTATAGCATTCACACTGTCGGTAGCTATAGTCACAAATAAAGCATCATCATCCAAAGCTTCATGTGTTTTAAAATTAAAAAAGTCACCTATCTTAGATCCAAACAAAGCATTCGGTAAAGATTTACTACCACCAAAAAATAGTCTTCCTTCATGGAATGTACAAGTTCTCGGAAACCCTCTTGTGCTGGAAAAGACATCTTCATAACCTTGTTCTAGTTCCCAAGAACCTGAAGCAATGGCTACATCCTTTTCAAAAAAAGGAAACTCAGTTACTACCTTTACAACAGTCGATGATGTAAATTCAACAATCCTAGCTCTTCCAAAACCATTTAGAACATTGATGTATTGATCAACATTACTTGAAGAAAAAATTCCTGATGAAGCTGTAATATTGACTGTACCATCAACAGCATCAGGAGTAATTGTAGCAGAAGGATTACTACTTGATAAAGTAAATGCATGTTTTGGTGAAGTTAAAGTTGGTGTAGAAAATGTCCAGGTAGAATTACTACCACCTCTTACTATAGATTTAGGAGACATATCTTCATGAACCAGGATCAAAGTATCTGCACTTTGAGTAAAATACAAACGATCAAGATCTATATCACCCAAGGCACAAACAAGAAAATCGTTACCTGAACTATTGATGTTTGTAATCTGTTGGCCATTAGCAAAGACGAACATCCTGGTATTGCTAGTTGTGTTTTTTACAAAAGCAAGCATGTAAGATTGTGTCGTAGAAAATTCAAAAGGAATTAATCTTATACCATCTAATGTTGTAAATGATCCACCCAGGTGGGATGTTATATCTAGCATAAATCTCAAACCAGGCCGTCTTTCAAAACCACCCTGGGGAAGCACAACAACATTCTGTGCTTTTTCTAAAGCTGAAGCATACTGCTGTATATCTATTCTTCCAAGTAAGAGAGGATCAATCTCACCTACTGTAAAGTTTGATTGGTATTGGGTAACCCTAGGCATTATCGTACCTCAGTCAGTAAATAATCAGCTATGACTGTTTTGGATTGTCCAGCACCATCTATGTTTATTGCTTGTCTAAAATATCCACCTCTCATGTTTTCAGAAGGTGTTCCCAAAGCTATTGTTTTCCAATAATCACTTTTTGTTGTTTGATCTGTAACTGGCTCGGCTAAATGCCAGGCCATTTGGTAAACAAGCAATTGTGTAAAATATGCTGGCATATCAACTTCGGATACTAGCTTTTGATAATCTAAAACTATTGTTGTTTCATTTGTAAATAATTGATCACCCTGGATTTCATACTCTGTTATCTTAGGTAATGTACCAGTCGATAATGAAGCATATACGGCCCTTGGAACACCATTAAACATATCTGATGGTAGTTGGTAAGCATACAAGTAAACATTTGTAGGTGTCGTTGTAAGTTGGCCTAACTGCTGTTTTGTAAGTGTAAAGGACCAGGGATACATTCCCAGGGTTTGTGCTTTGACACGAGGATATAGCACTGAGCAGATAGAGCTAGGGGCAGTACCATCTGCAAACGAAGTGATTTGATTTGCTCCAAGTAGAAGGAGAGCTTGTGAACAAATGCTTACATCAGTATCGCCTTCAGCCATATCCTCGCCTTTTAGTTGTTAGTCACTATCTGTCTGAGAAATTGATGTTCCATCAGAAATATCAACAACACCTGAAGCATTTGAAACTACAGTGTGTATTGATGATGCTAATGTACCACCAGTGCTTGTTACAGATATAATGACATCACCTACACTTACATCATCAGATACATCATTGAAGTATCCTGAAGCCT